CTGATCGGCAAGTAAACCCTTCCACCCATCCTCCCTTACGCAGGCCGCGCCGGGCTCTCTGGCCGGCCTGCTCTTTTTTCCAGGCAATTCGCGGAGCGATCTATGCCACTCAGCTATAAAGAAACCGCTGCGCCGGTGGTGGAGCCGGTTCTGCTGGCCGACGCGAAAACTCAGTGCGTGGTCGCCACCAGCTTTACCGACGACGACGCATTTCTAACGAGGCTGATTGTCGCCGCGCGGCAGTACTGCGAGAAGGTGATGAATCGCGCGATCTTTAATCGCCCGATGACGCTCTGGCTCGACTACTTTCCATATTGGCATCCGGAGACCACGGTCAATCCCAACGACCGCCCTCAGTTCTGGTTCAAGGCGTTTCGCCCAGAGCCGATCAAGCTGCCGAAACCCGGCTGCGTCACGGTTTCGAGCATCGTCTACATCGACCCGACCGGCACGCCACAGACGCTGGATCCATCAACCTATTCTCTGGCGCTCAATTCAGAGCCGGCACGCATTATCCCGGTCGCGGGCTACTGGCCACTGGTTAATCCCATGGCGATCGAGAACGTTTCGATCTATTACATCGCCGGCACGTACGGCGACGGCGTCGACGAGAACACCTGCCCGGAAACCATCAAGCAGGCAATTCTGCTGCTTGTTTCCTACTGGTACAACCACCGCGACGCGGCCGAATCTCAGCCGCCCAAAGACATCGCGGCCGGCGTGGCAAATCTGCTCGCCGGTGAAATCTTCGACACTGTGAGCTTCTGACATGGCCGACGATCTCTACATTCAGCCCGGCGAACTGCGCGACTCGGTTCAAATCCAGGCATCCACCGACACCCGCGACGCTGCGGGGCAGCCTGTTTCTACCTGGGCCGCGGTGCTCACTGCGCGCGCCAAGATTGAAGGCACGAACAGCCGCACCTTCAAGGAAACGTTCAGCGCCAACGCACTGGCGTCGCAATCCACCGATGTCATTACCATCCGCTGGCCAGGCGCCGCAGTGATCATCGAGCCCGGGCAGCGCCTCGTGTTTGGCGACAACACATACCTGGTGCAGGCCGTCGACAACATCCGGCGCCGCAACCGCAAAGTCGTGCTGGCCTGCATGGTCATCGATGGAGATTCAAATTGAGCCAGCGGCCTTCTCTATCGAATGAAGCACTGCGGCGACAGCGCGCCGAAACCGACACGAAACGCAACGCCGTGAAGTTCGCGCTCGAGATCACGATTGAGAGCCTGCGCGAGCGCGTCGGCGACGCCATGTCAAACGAGCAGGTGCTTGATCAGCTCTACGCGGCCATCCAGCCGGACGGGACTCTACACCTGTGAGCGACACGATCGACATCAGCGTCGACACCCGCGAGCTAGATGCCGCATTGACGGCGCTCCCCAAGAAGCTGCGCGGCGCCATCATGGCGAAGGCACTGCAGCTCGCCGGCGATGTGATGCTCGAGGCGATCGTTGTCAACGCGCCGGAACGTACCGACGAGCCGACACCCGAGGGCGATTCGCTCGAGCCCGGGATCCTGAAGGCCGACATGCACACGGAAGTCGTCGTTCCCAACTCGGACGGGTTGGTGGCGAACGGCCGCGGGTTCAGCTCGGGCCTTCCGCGGGTGAAGGTGGGCCCAAGCAAGATCGCCGGCCATGTCGCGCGATGGCAAAACAACGGCTGGAATCTGACCAGCCACGGCAAGAAGGGCAAAGTCATCAGGGCGATCCCAGGAAAGCACTTCCTCGAGGCCGGCTTCGATGAATCGGCCGATCGCGCGATCGACGTGTTTCTCGATTCGCTCTGGAACGATCTGTTCAACACGGAGAACGCGGGTCCGGAGTGGAACTCGCTCGACGTCGACTTCGATTAATTCCTAACCCTTAAAAACCTGATTCACGCACCCGCGGAGCTAACCATGCTAACCGATGGCCTTGTTGCGCTTCTAAATGCCACGCCGGCAATCACGAGCATCGTCGGCGATCACATTCAGCCGATCCCGGCGCCCGAGGATTTGTCGCAGTACCCGCTGATTACTTACCAAGTGGCCAGCGATGTGAGTGAGGACGCGGGCGACGGTCCCGTGGGTGTCGCGGAAGCGCGCGTTGTCTTTGCATGCAAGGCCGTGCGGTATCACGACGCACGCACGCTGGCTCTCGAACTCAAGACGCTTCTCGCACCGTTCATCGGCGCTCTGCCGGACGGAACGATTGTCCTGCGGGTTAAGGCGGCAAACCTCGTCGACGGATTTGATGACGGGAGTCGCGTCTCCTGCACCTTCTTCCACGCGCTGATTCAATACGGCGACTAACCCCCCACAAAAGGAGAAACAAATGGCAAGCAAAGGCTTCATCGGCCGGGGTACGGTGTTCTCGATTGGAGTCGCCGGCACCCCTGAAACATTCACCCCCGTCGCGCAGCTGAAATCGGCGACGTTCAACGGTCAGAAGATCAACTTCGAAGACATCACCAACCTCGACTCCGCGCTGGTGAATAACACCGTATTAAAGGAAGTGATGCCTGCGACGGCCGACGCCGGCACGGTTCAAGCGGCCGGCATCTTCCTGCCGTCTGACCCTGGCCAGCTCGCGCTGCAGGCGGCATACGGCGGCCTGCTTACCGATTTTAAGATTCAGCTGCCCAAGGGACCAGGACAGACGACAACCGGAAACCTCTACACCTTCTCTGGCTATGTCGGCGAGAATCCGCTGCCCGACATCCAATTCGACAAAACGATCAGCTTCAAAATGAACATCACACTCGCCACGCCCATCGCCCTTACACCGGGCACGTAATCGGCACTCATGCGGGGCGCCCAGCCGGGCGCCCTAACTGACCACTGACAACTGATTTTCTGGAGAGAGCCATGCACGCAAATCCTACCGAAGAAACTGTCAAGCTCGCACTCGACGGCGAAACCTACAAACTGTTTTTTGCGCTCGAGGCGATTGCTGCGGCCGAGGACGCGTCCGGGATCCCGCTGATTACCGGCCTGAAAGAAAAGGACGTCAACTCGCCGCGTATTTCACTGGTGCGTGCGATGCTCTGGGGCTGCCTGTTACCGCATCAGCCCACGATCACCCGCCAGGAGGCCGCGGCCATGGTTACGCAATGGAACTGGTCGAAAATCTGGGATCGCGTACTCGAGACCTGGGTGACCGGCATGAAGCCGCCAGCCGAGGCCGAGCCCGACCCTACACCGGGCCAGAGCTAACAGCGAAAGAGCTCTGGTCGCGTATTTGGAGCCACGCGCTCTACGACCTGCGAATTCCCGAGGAGCGTTTATGGCGGCTCAGCCTGCGGCAGCTCGGGGCGCTCTCTGATCGATTTGAGCGCCAGCAGCAGCGCGAGGACTTGTTGGTCGGATTGTTGGCCGCAACCACGGCGAATTATTCGTACTACGCGCCCAAGGAGCCGCTCAGTGCGCTCGATTTCATTCCTGAGAGGAACAGGCCCAAACTGAGCGAGGAAGAGGAACAGCAGGCCATAGCGGCGCGTATTGATGCCGCGCTGGGCGCCGTTGCCATCCCGGCCGCGGCCAAAAAGAGGCGAACTGAAAACTAGGTGACGTTACTGGAGAGCACGTTCGCGATGGTATCGAACGCATTGTTCAGGCCCGTTGCCAGGACCTGCATACCAGCAACTGCTCCAAATGCGATGAGCGCCACGACCAAGGCATATTCGACGAGATCCTGGCCTTCTTCGCGTAGAAGTAAGGTCTGGATACGGAGGCACATAGCTGTGTAGACTGCATTCATAAAAGTGCTCCTTTGGGTCAGGACTGAGAGACTTTTGTAGCATTACGGCAGTCCCAATGGAAACGGTCCCAAAGTTTGGACCTTGGAACTTTGGTCGTATATTTTTCTAAGTTGCGGCCCGGATGGTGGCCCCACCCTTCCGTTACTGCTCAGTAACTTCCGAGTAGGCGGTGACTTGACCGGAACGCTTGGGCATGTCAAACAGAGAGACAGAAGAAGACGAAGAGCCTACGCGTAATTACTCATTCGTTGCCGCGCGGATCAGCTTGAACTTGTGCTTCTCCCCCTGATCGTCCAGAATCACGAACCACTGGCCGTCGCGATAGAACTTCAGCTGGTCGTGGACGGTCTGGTTGTGGACAAGAACGATGAAGTGATGCCAGTCCGGGCCGCGTGTGACCTCCTGCCACACGTAGCTATGTGCGCCTGTGATTACAGCCACGGTATTTGAATCAGAGGTAAGTTTCTGAGAGATGACGGTGGCAGTTTCCCATTGGTGCGACTGTTCGGCCATCAAAGCAGCACATGTGGCTAATAGGACGGGACCGAGTACAACCTGGACGAAACCGCGATTCATATTGGCACCTCCTCAAACGCTATTCATTCGAGTCAGTCACCGATCTAAGACAAGAGTAATCACAGGGCGCATCTAGTGCAATGATCTAACCGTTTTGCTAGCCCCGAGAGTTTTCCGACTCTCGTTCTGCACTCCTAGGGGCGGATGGGCCAACCGGAAGTTATGTTTTCGTTAACAGTTCGCGCTGCTGTTAATCATCTGGTAATTTCCGGTTTGGCGGTGATTCAACCGCAATTCAACGATTGAAGAAACCGCACTACTGAACAGGCGTGCACTTCACCGGACCGAGAACTGCCCTGATTGATGATCGCGGCAGAAGATACGCCATGACGGGGTAAGCAATGGCCGAGGGTATCTTTAAATCATCGGGTGGCACGCCCTCATCGCCAACGACCCATTCCTTATCCCCTTCATGGCGATAGCCCGTGCATTTCGGCACCGTTTCCATCGCCAATCCATAATGACTCCTGAACTTGCTCCAGCAACTCATTCCATCCTTGGCTATAGAGCAATCTCCGCCGACGACCCGCAAATATCTGATCGCCACCGTTCCGTCGGGGA